CTTCGTCAAGGTCAAAAGCATCGAAGGACTGGAATAGCTTGCTGAGAATCTTGTCCTGGGCTTTGACGCCATTGAGCAGAATGACCTTCACTTCGGGAGGGATACCCGGATTGGCTAGCAGGGCGGCCTTCTGGCTCATGTCCTGGTCGTAGCCCTGGATCAGTTGGAAAAGCTGCATGTTGCTCTGCTTCTCCACTTCCTTGTTTACCGCCGCCGTACTCGAGCCGAGTTGGATGTTGATAAGCCCCTTGAGCGGTGCTGGCTGTGAGAGAAGAATCCTGACCAACTGGGCTTCCTTCTCGTCCAGTACCTGCTCCGGAGAGCCTGTCTCGTTCGGCTCCGGGAGCCCGTAGACCTGCCAGAGCTCGGTGATGATATGCGCCTCTTCGGTGAGAGCTTTCTGGATCCCGGCGATGTTCAGGTCAAACCGCTTGGTGTTCTCCTGGAGCATCGCCATGACGGTCGTCGCCGCGGCTCTCCCCATGGGGGAGCTCATCTTCCCGAGGTCGATGTCGTTCATCCCGATGATCTGATTCGCCAGGCGCATGACCATCTCTTCTTCGGCCATGTTGACCGGCGTATTCGCCGTCGGATTGAACTGCACGATGTCTTCGTGCCCGCCCGGCGTCTTGATGACCTTGCCACTCGCCGGCCGGATCGTGTCGGGAATCTGCGCCGCCATCTTGGCGATATACATGACGATGTTGCTGAGATGCGCTGCATCGCGGCGCTGGTTGTGTATCGTGGAGACTTCGTCCTGGAAGGGCTCGAGGTCTTCCGGAACGCCCGTGCCGTCGAACTCGCCTTCGACGTTGATGAACGACGCCTTGAAGTACGGGCGACGCCCGGACGGCGACGGATTCGCCACCAGCCGGAGAACCGTCTTCGTCTTCTGGTGGAGCATCATGACGTACTGCTCGGGGTAATTGTCCTGGTCGAGATCCCGACGGAACCAGACGTACCAGGGGGACCAGAGCCCGAACCGGCCGTCCTGGTTGTTCAGGACTTGATCGTCGTACTGTCTTCCGCGGCTGACCTTGACTTCCTCTTCCTCGTCGTTGTGTCCCCAGAGGTCGTCGAGATTGGTGATGAATCCACGAAAACTAAGTTCCTCAAGATAGTCCCAAGAGCACCAAGTACGATGAGCAATCCAAGGACTAGTCTGTAGGTCAGCGAATCCAGCAGGGATGAGAAAATCCTCTCGAGGCACCCAGACGGGTTTAGGATGTTTGCGATACCCCAGAATTTCGGTTTTCTGCTCGGCATCGTTGTACCGGATGACCGGCTCATTAACGAAGTCTACGTAACCAATCGCCGTGCCGAGCTTTACACAATCTTGAACAAACGGGAGCAGGAAGGCTTCCTGGTCCCACATGTTCTTCTGGTTCCATTCCAGGAAGAACTCGTAGGGCTTGCATGTCTCCGCGAACTTCTTGTTCAATTGCGAGACGACGAACGCCGGACGGAGGTTCTTGATGCCCTGGGAGATACGCGCGATGATCTGGTTGCCCGCCGACTTCGCCACGGGCACCACCACATTGCTCGCGTGCGCGAGCGGGTAGTTCTTGGTCTGCTGAAGGGGCTTTGCCTTGTAGACCTTGATCCAGCGCTCCAGGTCTTGCCGGAAGGGCTCCTGGTTGGCGAGTTCCTGCTCGATCTGCTCGGCAAACTCCGAGGCGAGAGCGTCTCTGTCTGCCGGGTCGAGCTTGACCGGAACGGGCTTCTGCGGGCCCGCCTGGGTATCTTTTTCAGTACTTGTCTCGCTCAGGCGTACTTCTCCGTCAGCGGGCCGGAAGGCTCCGGGGGCTTGTGCGACGATCTGTGCGGACGGTTTGGTGAGTCTGCTTGGAGGTTTCGATTTCGCCAATCAGTACCCCAACCAAGAACGCACGGCTTCCATTGTGGGTTCTATTCTTTCCCAATTACTCACGGTCCCCTGCTTGGCGCCATGAGCAGTATTGATTGCCCAGAGGTTTCCATTCCCATCCAGACGGGCGGGGATGCCGTGTTCCTCTATCATTCGTCGTAAGTATTCGGCGTTGCCTTGAGTCGTACCGCGAAGCGGCATCCGGGACGTGTCGGTGCCGAGTTGTTCTAGCCAACGCCCCAGTTGTCCGGTCTCCTGGCCTATCGTCTGGACCGGCCACTTACCCTGGACAGAGCCTAAAAGGGCGCCAAGTAGCATCTGTTGAATCAGCCCGGGCTCTTGTAGTGCCTCCTGCCCTGGAGTGGGAATCACGCCCTGAAGTTCCGGGGGTACCCCCACTTGCGGATCTATTTTTCCTTGAATCGGCATTCAGTACCCCGTCGTTGGGTTGATTCCGTCTAGAACGATGGGCTCTTTATAGTCCCAATCGTCTGCCAGGTCGAACGCACTCACTCCAGGCGGGAGCAGCCTTTGTGGCTTCTTCCTCTCCGGGGGAGCCCAGACGGTGGGCAGGTAACCGGCTGCGTCGAGTAGATCCACGGTGAGACCGTTGGGGTAGGCGACCAGCTCATCAACCAGGTCCGTATGGGATCTGTGGATGTAGACACGTCCCTGATTAGGGTAAGAGCCCCAGAACCCGTTAATACGTTTGTGCTTGGCGTTCCTCGAGAAGTCCTTTTTGAGCTCGCGAATGCGCATGTCCGGGTAGGTAGTGGACAGCCATCCGAAAAACGCCTGGTGTCCCCCGAACGTCTCGATCGAAGCAAAAAGCGGTCCCCAGCGGTCATAGGACTTCTTCGCCTCCTCTACCACCTGTGCAGGAGTACTTCTGGTTGCCTTGGCTTCTGCGATGACGATATCGAAAGGCGACGTGTCGGTCGGAGGCGTGAGAAACGCAGTAACGTTAGCAGTTCGGGCATCGTTAGATTCTGGATTGAGGCCGGCGTCGATGATCTGGAAGGCGAGGCATTCCTCTCGCTTGACTCGCTTCTCTCCGAGTGGGGTCTCCAGGACGAATATCTTATTGCCTTCTTCGTCTTCTACCATGGTCCAGTTACGAAGTAGATCCGGGTCGAACCTGGTGGCATCGCCACCTACGATCTCGTTCAGGTACTGAAGCGCCCAATCCCGCGGTCCGTACTGCCGACGTAGCTTCTCCAGCTCCTCGAGGGGGAAGAACGCCGGGAACCATGGGATGCCTGGCTTCCTCCAGACGGACAGCTTCAGCACGTCCAGGTCGGGGATATTCTTCATGAGCCAACTCGGCGGATCGTTCGGACCCCACCGGGTGCAGTAGTCGTGGATCCTCGACGTAGCCATGTTCTTCAGGAGAGACGGAAGCCTCTTTCTCTTCTCCACGGTCTGCTGCATCACGAGAGCCGAGTTGTAGGCTTCCTCTCCGGCGATGTCGTCCGGGCAGATGATGTCGAAGTGGTTAGAGGTCATCGCGGACGTGACACCCATTCCTTCGATATTCGCCTGCGGCTTGGCCTTCTTTCTCTTGAGCTCGAGTTGATTCTGGTTCCACCTGACTTTCAAAGGATTAGGAACCCTGTCAGGAAACAATCCCTGGTAGATCTCGCTCATCACCACTTCCTGCATGGTGTGTATCCATTTGGTGATGTTGCCCTCTTTCTCGTTCACGATGAGGATCTCGAGGTTCGGATCCCTGGTCACTCTTCGGAGGTTGTCCGCTATCGTCCAGAGAGAAGACTTGAAATGGCCCCGAGGAGCCATGCCGAGCTTGAAGCGGGTAGGCTTCTCCACCCACTTGGACATGACCATGCCGTGGAAGTCCGGGTCCAGGTCCAGGAAGCCGCAGACGATCTTTCCGAACATGAACGTAGACTCCAGAGCGGCATCACGGATCTTCGTGATGTCCTCGCCCTTGATCTGCGTAGAGACTTCTTCGATCAAACCTGGGTGCCCTCATCGAGCCAGCAGATTCCTACCAGTCCCTTCTCGTCATCCTCGATCTTCACGCAATGCATGAAGTTGTAGGATTTCACTACCTGCTCCGTACAGCCGGTCATAAACAAAGCCAGGAAAATCAGAGCCTTAATGGCTCTTCTCATCGTCGTCTTTCTTGACGAGGGTCAGGTAAGGCTCGATATCGGAGATCTCTTCCAGGACCGCGCTGATTATCTCAGCGATTTCCTTCAGCAATAGACAGATCTGCTTCAGCTCGCCCCACTGTATCGGAACCAGATCGTCGTCCTGCATCATTTCTCCTTCACCAACTTCACTCCCCTTTTCTGGAGAGCTTCGAGCGTTTCCCGAGCGCATTCTCTCAGTGCCCTGCTCAGTGCCTTGAATAATACCTCGTAGGCTTCGAGATCGGTCAATTCCTTTTTACAGTGGGGACAGAAGTTGTGAGGGTGCATATCTACTCTCTATCAGAAAGTAGGAAGGCCCTGGAACGGGAGGGAACCAGGGCCTTCTGTCGGAGGACCGACAATGGGACTGGACTCTTTTACCCAGAAAGCAGAAACGCCGTCAACACAATTGTTGGCGGCGCTTCCGCGGGTGATGAATCGACGGTCCAGGGCGTTCCCAACTAGCCATCAGGGACAACCGTCGCTATGTAGTGATATGCTTTACTACTTCATCACCAATTTCGCTAGCTTATGGCTTCGGACTGTCACCGGCTTCGATCACG